AGAGAGGCTACCAGTTCAGAGACTTGGCTTGGCGTGAAGAATTCGCCTCCCTTCTTCCCCGCATCAGAGGCGAACATAGCAATCATGTACTCGTAGGCATCTCCGATGATATCGGCGGAACCCAACTGACTGGGACGCAGATCCAGACCGTTGAAATCCTCCAGAAGGTTACGCAGGGTAGCATTCTTCTCTTTTGGTTCACCGAAGTCTACCTGGGAGTTGAAGTCAATAGCCCGGAATACATTGCGCAACTTTCCGCTGTTGTGTTCCTCGATGTGGTTCAATGCCACATTGATTTTCTGGCCGATTTCAGCATCGTTCCGGTTGGCATAGAGATAGTCGAAGGTGGACTGCTCGTCCATTGCAAAGCGTTCCCGGCTCATGGCCCGTTCCACTCGGCGCATATCCCCGTCATACTGTTTGATATACCCTTCGCGCCTCTCTTTGGAAACATCGCTGAGGTACTTTACGAACAGCATGGAGAGGATATAGTCTTTATAGCGGGAACTGTCGATCTTGCCGCGGAAACTATCACAGGCGTTCCACAGGACCTGCTCAATATCTTTTCTGGTTGTCATCTTCATTTCCCTTTCTTTGCTCTTTTGTACGCCTGATTCAGTACACCAGCATAATACTTTTCTTTTTCATCTGCCAACATCCTAAGTAATTGGCGTTCTCTTTTGGCCAGCAGATTGAACTGGGCGATTTTACGCTGATCCTCCACGGAAAGAAGGGCCAATTCAAAGTCAGCTAAAAATCTTGCGTTAACTGCGCCAAGCATATTACTGGTTGCATTCTCATAAATTTTTCGTTTTATCTTTTCTGTATTCAGCAACCAAAAAAGATACTCTGGCAACAGGCTCTTATCTTCAACTCGAATCACTACAAAGTTTGAGGAAACCACCATTCCAGATGTAGTTTCATCAATCAGAACTGCTGTATAGGGAGCTGTAAGGCGGACAATGATATCTCCGCTTTGCGAGAGGTATTCTTCTTTCAGCGGTTCTTTTGCTTCATAGATATCGGCCTCTTTCAATTGAATTGTCCCTTCCTGCTGGATACACCGCAGATTAATCAAGGGATATCGATACTCACTTGGCTCTTTGGCCTGTTTTCTCGACAAGACCAAGCCGCTGCGAACACTCGCAAGGTCCTGCAACTTCATTCTTTCACCTCTTTTGTCACGGCCAATAAATAACAATGGCTTTCTAAAAAAATTTCCCTCTGATGAATTGTCCCCATTATACACCAGGCCATCTTTCTTTGTCAAGAATAAATTTGTCATGGAAAAAAAATAACTTTTAGTCTTCTCCGCATATAAGTTTGCTGTCCACTCCCTCCTTATTGAAAAACTGTGGGTAGTGTTTCTTGCATCTGCTCCTCGTCCAGCATTTTCATCAAACCATACACCGCAGTCCGTGGGCAGAAAACTTACCACCTTGCGAGAGCGCTGCGTTCGCATCGCAGAGGTCGAGGGTTCGATCCCCTTCGAGTCCACCATTGAGCGCATATCCGAACCCTACATTGTATGGGGAAAGATATTCGTTCAAACAAAAAGACACCCTTTACCATGACGGTAGAGGGTGTCTTTCTTCATTCTCCGGTAAACCCGTTTGCCCTGGCGCATTTCAGCGCACCCAAAATCATTTTGTCCTGCGCCAATGTCCGTTGCTTGATCTCGTAGATAGGTGTTCCACGGTGTCCATCCCATTCCTCAATCTGTTTCCGGTCATGAACCACCGCCCCTTCATAGAGATTTATCAGCTTGTCCAGCGTCAAATCCTTTAAGGTCTGCATGATTACCCTGCACTTTCATCAGAAGATTTGTCCTTGATTTTGATACCAAAGAGCAAGGCAAGCTCAACCGTCCACGCAGAGAACCAGGCCACGGTCAGTTCCGAGGAAATCATGTGGTCATGGAAATTGGCGACCAGAACGGCGATTGTGTACCAGAACAGATTGAACATGGAAAAGATTGTGAAGAGAGTTCGCTTTTTCACTTTCTTTTTCGGTTTCGTGGCAACCCGCTTGCCGCTCATTGATACCACCCTCACTTTTTCAGATAGGCCGCAGAACAGAACCCGGTGTAGGTGACATTCTGGTAGGTGAACTTAACATAGAGCCAGTTCACGCCGCCCTGGGGCGTGTAATACCCGTAGTTCTGCACTTTCGTTCCCTTCGGAATAGACACCAAAATATCCTGATTGGTGCCAGCAGCATTGCGGACATTCAGACCGCTCTTGGCAGTCACCGTATAAGTTCCGGCCAAGGATTTGTCGAACTTAGTGGCGACACCGGTAGCCTTGACCTCCTTACCAGAGGTGGAAGCCGTAGGAGTGTCTTTCTCGGGCGTAGGAGCCTCTGTATGGCCCGTGTACTCCACATAGGGGATATGACCATGCTTCTTCCAGGTGCGGGTGTTATATCCGGCCTTGGAGCCGATGTTGCCTACCACCGTGATCTGCACACAGTTCTTCCATTTCGGAGTACACTCGACAGCCAGACCATCACCGATGTAAATACCGATGTGGCCGGTAGTCCACACCACCTCGCCGGGTTCCATGTTGGCCCAGCCGGAGGCGGACGCATCGGGACAGGTGGTAATCATCTTGTCTGCCCCAATATCAGGAACACCGTTGGAGGCGTACTTGGCTCCACCATAGGTCTTACTCTTGTCGCCACACCAACCCCACAAAATGCCTTTGATAAGGTTCACACAGTCAAACCCAAAGGTGTCCTCAGAAGCGGCGTTAATCATCTTGACTCTCGCCGCAGCCTTGTTGTAGGAATGATTGGTAGTGTACCGCTTCTTGTTGGCCGCAGTCAGGGGTGCGCCAAAACAGCCCATGACATAGAGCGTTTTATCGTTCTTGGCAATGTCAATGGCCTTGCTGACCAGTTCACTTGCTTTCATCATGACTTACTTGCCTCCCTTGTTATCATCCAAAAGCTCCTGCGTCTTCTGGCTCTGAGTTCCGAAATAGAACGCAATGATAACGGCATAGATGGTCATGAAGTCCTGGCTGATCTGATTGGTGCAAGCCATAAAAGCGAATACACTGGTCAGCACAAGGGTCACAAGGGACTTGACGGACAGCAGATTGGACAGACGCTTGATGATAGTTTCCATGGTACTTCTCCTTTCTATTTTGGTGAGTTTAGTGACCCATTTTCGATTTTTACCATAAACTCTCTTATAGGGACGCTCTCTAAGGGGACTTTATAACAAAAACTTAAAATCATTCACTAAACTCACTAATGACCACTGAAAATAATTAGTAGATACACTGAAAATGTTCAGTTAATCCGGCTTGTGAAACTCTTCCAGGTCAGAAATACGATGGTTAATGACCTTGATTTGCTCTTCCACCACGGGCATACGCTTGGCAAAATTGTTGTGTTCCCGGACTTCACGGGTGAGGTCTTCCAGCTTCGTTTCTGTGACCGCTTGCTGTCTGTCCAGTTTGGCGTTCATGGTCTGAGCGGTCTTGTTGCTGGAATAGATGGTGCCAAGCAGAGCCAGCCCACCCGTGATAATAGCGACAATGATTGCCTCCGTCATTCCACTACCTCCCAAGCCTGAGCATAATCGGTGGGAGAGAAGTTGGTGTCCTGCTTGCACCGGTACACTTTCCCGTCTGTGAAGATCATGTACTCGCCGGTGTGGTACATATCGTGCGCTCCCTGAACAGGGACAAAGGGACGAGCCGTTTCCTTGGTCTTGCCATGCAGAGGCCGGTTGAAGGTGTACCAGGAGGGGTCGCCGGGAATAAGACCGGGATAGGTGGCATTGTCGTAAGCCTGATAACACTCCCAAGTCTGCTCCCACTCGCTTCCCAAGCTATCCCCTGCATGGGTATTGTAGATTTCACCTCTGGCGTGGTTTCCAGCCTCCCAATCAGGGTACAATCCTGCGGCCCTAATTTTCTGGTCATCTTCTGTCACGGCTTCCCCAGCCAGACTTAGCTTCGACACATAGATTGCACTCGTCAAAGCGTCCAACATCTTCTTATTCACAGCGCAAGCCCCCTCTCAATCGCCGCCGCAATAGCGTCTACTTCCTCCTGCTCCGCTTTTCTCTGAATAATGGCCTCCTGCTCTTTCTGGTAGGCAATCTCGCTGATTTCGGTCACGATAACGCTCTCCGTACCGTCCAGCTCGTCCCTACCTTCCACATGGTACACAGTACCCTCAATCACGACACCCTGAGCCTCCTGCTCACTACACAGGCCATAGCTGCCGTTATCCTGCTTTCTGACCCAAACAGGGTTCGTAACTGTTGCTAAAACAGTTTCGCCTTTTAACATTCGATACATTTCTTTCCCAACCTTTCTTGTTCGGATAGAAACCAAACATGGATTTGAAATATTGATTAGTGCGCTCTCTCACTTTGTAGCTGTTCCCTCGCATCATGTGTCCGTTATAGCTGTCCACTGAATTGCGAATGTCAGCCAGGGTCATTTCTCCCATTTTCCATTTCCGGTAAAAAGAACGGAGTTTGCGCCGGATGATTTTGGTAGAAGCGGGGTTCATCTTCAAGATCACTTTCCCCTGTGGGGTGACAATGAACTTGGTTTTCAACCACCGGTAAAAGTCCGCCAGAGGAACGACCCTGGTTTTCTTCCAGTTGAGCCGGAGTCCAAGGTTCCGGGTGACTTCTTCCAGTCCCAACATACATTCGCCCTTTAGATAATCCAGGTCTTCATGAATGGCATAGCCGTCATCCATATACCGGGCATATCCCTCAATCCGCAAGACTTCTTTGAAATAGTGGTCAACCGGACTTGGCAGTAACAGGGCATTTGTCTGGCTGATTTGACTGCCCAGGCCAAGCCCCACCGGGCCAAAATCCGCAATGAAGCTGTTGTGCAAAGCCCGAACACGGTCATCGTGGAGCCGCCTGTCCGCTTCCACCAGTAGGGGTTTATGGGGAGCGTCATCGAAGAAGCTCTTGAAGTCATAGATCAGGATGCCGCCAGCCAGACCATGCTTGCGGAAGTGTCGTTCCAGGTGGTAGACCATCCGCCGCAGGGCAAAGTCCATGCCCCGGTGCTTCAAGCTGGCGGAGTTGTCATAGATGAAAGAGGCGGAATAGATTGGCACAATGCAGTAATCACATAGGCATTTCTGGACTGTCCGCTCTGAGATGTGAACGGAGCGGATATGCCGTTTCTTGCCACGCTCCATGATGTAGAACTCATGGAAGCCTCGGTGAATAAATGTGCCGTTCCGCAGGGATAATAGGGTTTCAGAGATGTTCGGGATAAGATTGCTGATATACCTCTGTGTAGAACTCTTCCAATACACTCCTTTACAGCACTTTTTCGCAGATAAATATAGGTGCCGGAACGAAAAGACTTCATCGAAATCTCCACAGGCCATACTTCGCTTTAGACGGGCCTCGTCCCTCTTTGCTTTCCTGCGTTGATAACGGATTTCCCTTCGTTCCTCGCTCGTCATAAAAAGGGTTCCCTCCGTACAGTATTATTGTGGGGTACGGGTTCTAACTGCATAGTAGTACCAGCCATGAAATGAGTTACCGTACAATCGCTCACCATGCAAGCAGCGTCCGGCTGACTACATCGGAAGTTCCCGTTGCCGGAAAGGGCATATTTCAACGATATGCCCGGAAGTTTTAGCCTTTCGGCAGGGTACAAGCCCTCCTTCTGCAAAGGGTACTGATTTCACCCAACGGGGTTACTACGACTGACCCATACGAAGTTGCAGAAGCCGAAGGACACGCCATTGGAGTTGTTGGCGTTGTTATTGTTGGCGTTTCCCGAACTGTTCACATTGCAGAAATTGTTGGTGTTGCCGCTATTAGGCGAACGCTCCCACCAGTTGTTCGCAGAACAATAAACGGATGACAGGACTTGACCCATATCTGAAAACTTACACCGGGAGGTCTTTATACCTCTCGCTGTCAGCTTTCTTCACTTTGGAGATCAGCTTCGCTTCCTCTTTGATGTACTCTCCAAACTCCTGCATGGCGTGGTCAATCCACGGGCATTTCTCCGGGTTTTGAAGAATAGCGTCATAGAGCAAAGACAGTTTTGGACTGATATTTTGGAGGGCAATATTGGCTCTTGTCAGGCAGTCCCGGCGCATTTGCGCTTCATGCTGGTTTCTCGGATAGATATTGTTTGCCGCCCGAACCTCGTCATGAACCGTGGTGGCAAGAGCCATGAGCTTGTAAAGGAGATAAGGGCCGTACCGTTTAGGAGCCTTGGTGACAACGGAAAAGGTGTGAGCTTCCAGTTTTCTTGCAGTTTCGATGAACTGCATCGGGCTTTCTCCCCGTTTGGATTTAATGACTGACATAATTACCCTCCTACACCCCCCCCCCCCCGGGGGGGGGTTGTTATATTTTTGTTTTAAAAAAAAACACAGAGGAGACACCCCCGCGGAGGG